AACAAACAGTTTCTAAGCTTGACTCAATAAAAAAAGAAGTATTTATGCCTCTATGTTGCCCTGAATGTGGTAATGTAATGAAAAGTAGATTAGATAAACCTAATTATAGACTTCATAAAAAATGCTTCAATTGTGTTGTTGAGTATGAGGGAAAACTTAAAATACGTGGTGAATATGATGATTATATAAAAAATTTAAAAGCCAAAAATGATTTAAGCATATTAAATGAGCTTGAGTCATATTTATTAAATGCAGTAAATGCTTCAAATGCAGGATTTGTATCTGAACATGGTGAAGTTGAAAGATGGGTAGGGGGTATTGATAAAGAAAAAATGACTGATGACATTACTAAAGCATCACAAGAAAGAAGAGAACAAATAGAAAAAGAACTCAATGACTAAAAGAGAACTTAAAGAACTAATAAAACAGTATATTAAAGAATATACTGGTACTGGCGCTAGTGGTGGTAATGCTACTGATGGAAATGATATTACTTCTCCTAGACCTTTTGTTGATGAAGATGAAGAATTAAATAGCTATAACGATAAAAATGCGGGAGAGGGAGGACAAGGTTTACAAACTAGAGGAATGGAACCCCTCAATACAAACGGCAATCCAAATAGAGCAAGAAATACAAGATTTTAAAATGAAAGACCTAATTAATATTTTAAACGAAAGAGTAGGCGATAATGCCTATGGAAGTGCCACCTTAACTACACAGGGTATAGGAGGCTCTCGCTTTACTAAAACAGGCAGACCCCCGGGCATTTGGGAGGCTGAAGACTTACCTATTGTAGCAAAACGATTGAAAGATGTATTTGATCAAGTAGGTAATTCTGAATTTTGGAAAAACCATTTTAAATCAAAATATGGTATACCTTTCCCAACAAACTTAAAAGATATTAACAAAGAACAAGCACTAGCCATGAATAAATTTGGCACTCATATGAAACAAAATCAAAACGAAGCGAATACAGATTTCGAAGTAGGATATAAAGACGGAGACACAGCTGTTATAAGTATGGATGATAAAACTGCAATGAAACTTAAAGCAAAACCTCAAATAACTAAATTAAAAAACTTAACTACAATGGCTAAATTAAAAGGAGAATCACTAATGGGAGAAGAGCCCTCAGAGGGAAATGCATTTGGTCAAGCTATGCAAAATGCTAAAAAAGGAGATAAGGTAAAAGTTGGAGATCAAGAATTTATCAAAAAAGAAATGCATACAAATGATATGGGTAAAAATAATTGGGTAGATGATGAAGGTCGCCATGCAAAAATGCAATTACAAAAAGCAGCTGAATATTCAATAAAATTAACTAAAATGATGGATGATATGACTCAATTACCTTCTTGGGTTCAATCTAAAATCACAAAAGCCTCTGATTATATGTCAGCTGTTTATCATTATTTAGACTATGAAATGACAAATAGTCAAAATAGTTTAATGGAAAATATGGACAAACATAGAAAAAGACCAAAACTAATGGAGGGAGCTATGAAACGCTTTTTTAAAGCATTTGATGGTGGAAGTACAGATGAAGAATTAGTTCATGAATATGCTAGAGAAGGACTGACAGTACCTGAAGCATTTGTTTCTAAAGCAAGAAAGCAATGGGAGTCTCTTAAAAAAGCAAAATTAGAACTTGAGCTATCAGAAAAAGAAGCAAAAGGATTTAGACAAGTACAAACAACAGATCCAACAGACGTAATGGGTATGGAGCCACAATCTGAAGAAAAACATTTAGCTTCAGGCTTATTTAAATAATATGAAACCACTTAGAGAACATATCCAAAAAACCATCAAACTATTGATGGAGGAAAAATACCCAGTACCTCCTGAAATTTTAGGGGCTCTTGAAAATAACTTACAATTAAAGCCAATTGTAAGATATGTTGATTACATTAAAGCGGTAAATACAGTTCCCCCCTCATATGAAATTTTCCTACATAATTCTCAATCATTTATGTTGGCAGTTGAGCAAACATCAATAGTAGCAAAAATATCAAGTAAAGATTATTGGTTGTCTATGAATGAAGAAGCAGAAGCAATGAAAGCTTTAAATAGACTTCTAACACAACCTCTTCCTCCTAAAATAGATGATAAAGAAGAAGTAAGTGATGAAGAAACCTTTGACGATTCAGGAGGAGGTGATGATGTTGCTATGGAAGATGACTTAGAAACAGAAGCATAATGGAATTAAAAGAAGCACTAGCAGAAATATACAAAGCAGCACATAAGGAATTCAATTTTGAGAATGTCCCTTCTTTGCATCTACGCCAAGATGAAGAAAATGCACAAGGTATTTTTGGAAAAACAGCATACTACGATCCGTCGGATATGGCTGTTGTGCTTTATATTACAGATCGCCATCCAAAAGACATCTGTAGATCATTCGCACATGAATTAGTACACCACCACCAAAATGAGCGTGGTGATTTAAAATTAGGAGATGCTTCATCACCTACTTACGCACAAGATGATCAACATATGCGTAAAATGGAAATGGAAGCTTACTTAAAAGGAAATCTTCTCTTCCGTGATTGGGAAGATTGGTTTAAGAATTATAGAGACACTAACCAAAATGGATAGATTATTAGAACATATAATTAGAGATTTTTATACTATTGATGAAGCTTACTCACCTAAAGTAATAAAGCAACTAATAGATCAATTTAAAACAGAAATAGAGGATTTTAATATAAATCCTATTGATGATCAAACTTTAGAAAAGTATATTAAACGCTTTGATCAAATTAAGAATTCCCCTAAAGTTAAAGAAAAAGATCTTTTAAAATGGAATATTAATGATCTTGTTAGATTAGTTACTAGTAGTCCATCTTCCTTGGATATAGATGAGGATGAAGATTACCTCATAACAGGCAACGATCCAGTATTTGAAAATGATTATATTCAAGTATTTCACGCAGGTAATCAACCAACATGCACACGCCTTAAAAGCTTTGATCCAAATAGAGAAGGTGGTTCCGGGGAATCATGGTGTATAGGAAGGGGTTCTTTTTCAAGCTATAGATTTTCAGATTATCGTAGTACTCCTAGTTTCTATTATATTGTTGATAAACAAAAATTTAGAGGTGTTAGGGGTTCTAAGTCACACACTGACTTTGCTAAAAGTTTTTTTGTAATACAAGTAAGGAGTAATGGAGAGTATGTTTATACAAATAGAAAAAATAGCCCCCATGAATCTAATGAAATGGATTGGGATAGCTTAACAAATCATTTTCCTATTTTAGCTAGCCAAAATGTAAGGCAATATTTAAGATTTAGACCCCTCTCTACCAGTGAAAAACTAATGGGTAAGTATGGTCGCGGAAATCAACGAATGCCTCTTAAAGAGTTTTTAAAACTTTCATTTTCAGGTAAAAAACAATATATAGTAATAAAAGATGGTTCAAAATTATTTGATAAAATAGAGAATAAGGATTTTGTTTTAAAAATATTACCTAAATTACCAAAATTAGGTGATTTTATATCTATTACTCATGGATTAATTGAACAAAGACTTCTTTTAGAAACCCTAGAATCATTTACAAACCAACAGGCAAAATCAATAATTCAAAACGTAAGAGAGGTTGATATAAGTGATTTAGAATCTCCATTAATATCTTGGGATGTTAAAAAATTATTAGTAAAATATGCTTCTGATAAATTTGTTAGTAAGAGTTCTAATAATAATTCTTATTCTTTTCCTTTTATAGGGGGAGATGAAAAAATGATGTTTGTTTATAGTGGTGGACAAAATGTGGAAGAATATGAGGGCCTTACAGCTATAACTCCAAATGATAATTATAATAATGTAAAAATTACATCTCGATCAGAAAAATACCTAGCAGGAGCTGATTTATCAATAATTCCCCCAAAGGCATTATTAAATGCAGTAATAAATGAAAGATTACCATATAGTGTTTTAGGAGATACAATAGAAAAAATTAAAAAAGGAGAGACAGAGGGTTATGAGTATAAAGAATATGAAGGAGAAAAATATATAATAAACACTAATGAGGCAGAAGCTTATAATGTAAAAGATAACACACTTGAAAATGTTCCATTTGATTCTCCTGAAATTTCAGAATTATTAGGAGATGATTTTAAAAAAACAGCACTTCAAGCATTTACACAAGATATAGTAGATGGTGATGTATTATCTTTAGCAAGAATTGTAGCTACAGCTTCTCCTAACGAACGAATAGTAACAAATCCAAATATAAATGATGGAAGACCTATAATATTATTTGCTAACGAGGAGTCAAATGAAGTTTTTCTATTCCCAACAGAAGCATCTCAAATTAGTAACTCAGAATGTAAAGTTGGCTCTTATAGAGCAGATGGAATTTTTAGAGGCCCCCAATCATACAGCGCAACAAACGTTTCTACTGAAGTACTAAGTGATTATTTTGATTTTTTAAGATCAACTAATCAGTCATTTAGTAGAGAAGATTCAGATATAATTTTTGGCAATTATCGTGTAAATGGAACTACACGTAAAAGATTTATAGCAGCTAATCCTCCATTAGCAGAAGATTCCGGAATAGCTTTTAAATATTGGGAACCTAATGATACTTATTATATTATAAATAAAGCAAGACCCTCACAAAGTCATAAAATATCTCCTAATTCAGGGAAAAAAGTCAAATCAAATATATCAAATCGTTTATATGCTACTATAATGGGCGAAACACCTGAAGCACCCGCAGCACCCGCAGCACCCGTAGCACCTGGAGCACCTGCAGCACCTGCAGCTCCAGAAACCCCACGAAGAGGAAGACCAGCGGGAGGAGCAAGGGTATATGATTTGACAGCACTTCCACCAATTCCTGCTCATCCTACTCTACAATCCGCAGAAAATGTAATAACAGGCTATGGACTTAATTGGAATGGGTTAAGTGATAGAGTAAAATATGCTTTACACAGCATTGCTACCCCTAGAAATATATTTGATAATAGGGGAGTAAGTAGAAGAAGGAGACAACTTAGAGGAATAGGGCAAATTATGATCACCCACTATTGGACTGTAGATACGGAATCAAGATGTGCTATGTATTTACTACAAAGAAGGGATGATGAAGGAGAATTAGAGCCTTTAGCTATGAATTTAGTTATCCAACCTGGAAATGAACACTGGTTGGCAACTACTAACAATGCAACTAGAATGGCAACAGCTAACGTAGCAAATGTTGTTCAAAATTTAAATGAATCTATTGATGTTAAAAAATATATCTTAAAAGAAACAATATACCAACAAAATAAAGAAACAATGAAAATTAGCGAACTACAAGCTTTAGTAAAAGAAGCAATTCAAGAAGTTTTGGCTGAAAATCAACCAGAAAGATCACCAGAAATCCCAGATAGAGGAACTGAAACCCTTCCTAATCCAGGTACTAAACCAGGAAGAACTACACGTCGTAGAAAGATTGGAAACCCCAATGCTGATCCTAAACCAAAAGCAAGTCTTGAGGAAGCTGAAAAAGAAATTATGAAAATGATTACTCAAAGATTTAAAGCAGGTCAAGATGCGTAATTTAAAAGAAGCAAAATACGAAGATATATTTTCACCTGAAACTCTCCAATCATTAAAAGGAAAATCAGGCGAATCTCTCCGACAAATGATGGGAGATAAAAACCTTATGCAGGCTATGAGCAGATCAAAAGAACTTCTCGATCAAATAGCACAAGCAGAGCAAGGTCACGAAGAAAACCTCGTAAATGTAGCTATAGACATTGTTCAACAAGTTTACCCTATTATAGGGTATAATGATATTCGTATTGAAGCGTCCTTAGGTGCTGACTTCACTTTAGGAGGAGGGGAGGGAAATGAGGAAGAACCCACAGAGGAACCTAACCTTAATGTAGATCTTGAGAAAAAAAGAAGAATCATTAATGCTATTACACAAGGTGCATCAATAAGAGGAGCATCTTCCTTTCTTCTATTTAGAGAACACTTAGATGAAATAAACCCTGAAGTAACAGATAAATACAATGAAATTCTAAAATTATCGTTTGGTATATACGACAATGATGAAGCGATAGCATTAATGTTAGCTATGTTGCAACAAGGTCAAATGATGCAAGGGGGAGAATCTGAAATGCAATATGATGAGGAAAATGAGCAATTTGTTATTAAAGCAAATGCAATTTGTTTTCCTATGCTTGTTCATGAAATTGTAAAAGGTTTACACGAAATTATTGGAACAGAAGGTTTTGGGTCAGATAGAGATGCTAACAAAGCAGTTATCGATAAAGTAGATACATTACCTAATGAGCCAGAAGATTTACGCTATGGTAAATTTATTTATGATGGTTTAAGAGGTTTATATGATCAAACAAACTCAACTGATGATAGAGCTCGCGAATTATTTTTAGCTGAAGTTTATAAAATGAATGATGCAAACTTCTTTAAAGTCATTAATGCAGTAATCAATAATAATGTTGGAGCTGGACTTATAAGTTGGGCACAAAGAACAGTAGATGAAATTCTAAGTGATCTTAGAGATGATGATGTTGATGATGTAGATGGTATTAACACAAATACTCCTCTTCCTGGAGACGACGATTATAATCCCTTAGATAACTTCGATTTTAATACTATGACCGAAGAATAAAAATTAAATTTATGAGTATTTTAAACAAATTATTTTCTTCAGGTGCAACCGAACTCGTAAAAGGAGTTGGAGGTGTACTTGATAATTTAATAACTTCAAAAGAAGAAAAATTAGAAGCAAAAAGAAAATTAGAAGAACTAATCTTAAATCACGAGGCAGAAATACAAAAAAATGTAACTAATCGTTGGACAGCAGATATGAATTCTGATAGTTGGTTAAGTAAAAATGTAAGACCCCTTGTTTTGATTTTTCTTGTAATCTCTACAGTCTTAATGATATTTATCGACGCAGGAACTATTAATTTTACTGTAGAACAAAAATGGACAGATCTCCTACAATTAGTACTAATAACAGTAATTGGTGCTTATTTTGGAGGAAGATCATATGAAAAAGGTAAAAAGAAATAAAAACATATAGACTAGATTCATATCCTAGTCGATAAAATAAAAATTGAGAGATGTGGCCTCGTTTGGCTACGTCTCTTTTTTGTCGTATATTAAACTGTTAAAATAAACATAAATGAAAGAAAAAATCGTAATAGTAGGAGCGGGTGTTGCAGGAATAAATGCAGCAACTAAATTAGTAGATAACAACTACAAAGGAAAAATTACCATTATTGATATGGGGTTAGATCCTTACAACCGTCCCGCATCTGATGTAATGAGAGGATTTTTAGGAGCTGGTGGGTGGTCTGATGGTAAATTAACTTACCATACTTCAATTGGTGGTCAATTATCAAAATACACAGGTGAGGAAAAGGCAATGGAGTTAATGGATCAAGTAATTAATAACTTCAAACGCTTTCACCCAAAACCTGAAGAAGTACAATGCTCAAACCCAGTAGCAGAACCTGATTTTATTAAACCACAATTTGGCTTACGCTTATTTCCAGTATGGCATGTTGGCACAGATTACCTACATGAAATTGGAAAAAATTGGTATAATTATTTAGTAGATAAAGGTGTAAAATTTATATGGGAAGAAAAAGTAGAAGACATTAATTTTGATCATCAAGAAGTAAGATCTTTTTCTATAAAAAAGGAAAATAGACTAAGATTAGTTACTTGTTATGATAAACTTATTTTTGGTGTAGGTAAATCAGGCATTGACTTTGGTAAAAAATTAGCTGAAAAATACGACCTACCCACAGAACCCAAATCAGTACAAATTGGTGTTAGATTTGAAGCACCACAACATCACTTTCAAAAATTAATTGATGTTTCATATGATTTTAAATTATATCAAAAATTTGAAGATAAAGGTGTGTCATTACGCTCATTCTGTACTAATAATAATGCAGCTTACGTTGCAGCTGAGCACACTTATGGTAATATAAGTTATAATGGTCATGCTAAAAAAGATGAAGCGTATCGCAATGATATGACTAATTTTGGTATTTTAATGGAAATTAGAGATATTGATAAGCCTTTTGATTGGTCACGTAAAGCAGTTAAACAACTTCAAATTAATGAAAAAGGCACATACTTCTCTCCTAGTAAAAGAATCCCATCTAAAACATCTGAAGGTGATTATGTTGAATGTGTTGTAGTAGATAGTATGGATCTTTTATATGATGCATTAGGTGATTATGCTATTCATATTGAAGATTTTATTGGAGATATGAAGGAAGTATTCCCAACATTAGGTAATGATTGGGGAATTTATATGCCAGAAGTAAAATATTTATCACCTGAGCCTTTAGTTAAGTACGATGATTTAAGTTTAACTAGGTTTTCTAACATTTATTTCGTAGGTGATGCATTGTCAGCAAGAGGTATAACAGTATCAGGAGCACAAGGTACTTATGTCGCAGAATCAATTTTAAAAAAAAAAGTGAAAAAAGTTAATCCAAGAACTTATGGTAAAGCAACAACTAGAGAAATGAAATTAACTAGAGAGGAATCAGATGGAAGTAAAACAACAGCTTATGTTTTACAAATTGAAGGAGTAGCAAAATTTCACAATTGGGATGGACCTTCAGTAATAAATAAATCACAAAAAGTTAAAGATTATTATCTATCAGGTATTAAATATACAAAAGATGATTGGGCGGAAATGAGAAAACATAGAGATGGTTTACCACCTTCAAAAAGAACAGCACCTAAAGGACATACAAATAGAAGTTAGATGAAAATAGGATTATGTGGAACAATGAGTGTTGGAAAAACAACACTAACAAAAGCACTAGCAAAACTCCCCCAATTTGAGAATTTTAAAGTAGTAACTGAGAGAAGTAAATATCTTAATTCCTTAGGAATACCTCTAAACCATAAAACAACTATTGAGGGACAAACAGTATTCTTAGCAGAAAGAGTAACGGAATTAATGCAAGAAAACATCATTACAGATAGAACTATTATTGACGTAATGGCTTTTACTGAATGTGCTATTCATACAAGTGTTATAAATGCTGATGCTTTTAAGGATTATGCTAAAAGATTTGTAGGACATTATGATTATATTTTTTATATTTCTCCTGAGGGATTAGCTATAGAAGATAATGGAGTTAGAGAAACAAATGAAGAATATAGAAATAAAATTGATAAGTCTATTAGAGGTTTATTAAAACAATATAGAAATAAAACCTATACAATTAAAGGTACAACTGAGGAAAGGATAAAACAAATATTAGAGGTAGTGAATCTCTAAAATTTTTGTCTACGTATATACGATGGCAAACATAAAAGAAATCATAAAACAAGAGTACATTAAATGTGCTAAAGATCCTATCTATTTTATGAAGAAATATTGTTGGATTCAACACCCAACAAGGGGTCGAATTCAATTTAATTTATATCCTTTTCAAGAAGGAGTATTAACATTACTACAAAAGAATGATAGAAATATTATTCTAAAATCAAGACAGCTAGGTATTTCAACACTATCCGCTGGTATGGCACTTTGGATGATGATATTCCAAAAAGATAAAGCTATTTTAGTAGTAGCAACCAAACAAGATACAGCTAAAAACTTGGTAACAAAGGTAAAATTTATGTATGATAGTTTACCTTCTTGGCTTCAAATTGGTTTTGTTGAAAAAAATAAATTAGCACTTCGATTAAAAAATGGATCACAAATCAAAGCAGTTTCAGCAGCAAGTGATGCAGGTAGATCAGAAGCTATTTCTTTACTGATTATTGATGAGGCTGCCTTTATTGAGGAAAATCGAATAGAAGAAATTTGGGGATCATCACAACAAACACTTTCAACGGGTGGTAAAGCTATTGTACTTTCAACACCAAATGGAACAGGTAACTTCTTCCATAGAATGTGGGCAAAAGCAGAGGAGGGAGTAAATGGATTTGTACCTATTAGATTACCTTGGACTGTTCATCCTGAAAGAAATGAAGAATGGAGAACAAAACAAGATGATGAGTTAGGATTAAGAATGGCAGCACAGGAGTGTGATTGTGATTTTACAACATCTGGTAATACAGTTTATGATGTTGATATTTTAAAATATTATGAAGGAACATTTGTATGTGAGCCTGTAGAAAAAAGAGGAATCGAAGGTAATTTACATATTTGGGAGTATCCCGACTATACTAGAAATTATATGATTGTAGCTGACGTTGCTAGAGGAGACTCTAAAGACTTCTCAGCATTTCATATTATTGATATAGAAACTGCCAAACAAATAGGTGAATTTAAGGGCCAAATAGGAACAAAAGAATTTGGTCATATGTTAGTTGCAATAGCAACAGAATATAACAATGCAATGCTGGTAGTTGAAAATGCTAATATTGGTTGGAATACTATTCAAGTAATAATTGATAAGAGTTATAAAAATCTCTACTATTCTCCTAAAGGAGATGCAGCAACAAACGCTGAAGCATTTTTAGCAAAAGGATATGACATAATAGATACAACTAAAATGACTCCTGGATTTACTATGAGCTCAAAAACTCGTCCCCTAGTAATTGGAAAATTAGATGCTTATTTAAGAGATAAATCAATCATAATTCAAGGAAAAAGAACCTTAGAAGAAATGAGAACATTTATTTGGAGACATGGTAGACCCGAGGCTCAATTAGGATACAATGATGATTTAGTAATGTCACTAGCAACAGCTTGTTATGTTAGAGACACAGCACTTAAATTCGCACAGCAAGGTATAGATATTACAAGTGCTACATTAAAAAATTGGCAGCGAGATGCTCCTACTATTTATACCGGGAAAGTAAATAAGAAACAAGCGGGATGGACTCAAGATATGGGAGAACATGGAGAGCAGGACCTAACTTGGCTTCTTTAATATTTATTATTATATAAACAAATATGGCAGACACTAGTATATTTTCAAGGTTAAGGAGATTATTTTCAAATGACGTTATTATTAGAAACGTTGGTGGAAAAAATCTTAAAATCATGGACACAGGCAGGATCCAAAAATATGGAAACCTTGCAACCAACTCACTTTATGATAGATTTACTCGCTTACACAAACCAGCGGGTTCTTCATTACAATACAACCCAACACTTAATTATCAGTCAATGCGACTGCAGCTTTATAGCGATTATGAAGCAATGGATCACGATCCAATTATCGCATCTGCACTTGATATTATTTCAGATGAAACTACATCGCGAAATGAGTATGGTGATGTTTTGAAAGTAAATTCATCAAATGAAAACGTTAGAAAAGTATTGCATAATTTATTTTATGATGTACTTAACATCGAATTTAATCTATCTACATGGATTAGAAATATGTGTAAATATGGTGATTTTTATCTCAAGATGGAGGTATCTGAAAAATTTGGAGTTTACAATGTAATTCCTCTTTCAACTTACGAAGTAGTAAGAGAAGAAGGAACTGACCCTGACAACCCATCTTACACTCGTTTTACAATGGATCCAAATGGATTAGCTTCAGGAGCCACAAACACAATTAGACGAGATCAATTTACACTTGAAAATTACGAAATAGCACATTTTAGATTACTTACAGACTCTAATTATCTTCCCTATGGTAGATCATTTTTAGAGCCGGCACGTAAGGTATTTAAGCAATTAATGTTAATGGAGGATGCTATGTTAATTCATAGAATTATGAGAGCACCTGAAAAAAGGGTATTTTATATAAATGTAGGATCTATTCCCCCGGAACAAGTAGAACAGTTTATGTCTGAAACTGTTAATAAGATGAAGAAAACTCCATATATCGATCAAAATACAGGAGATTATAACTTAAAATATAATATGCAAAACATTACTGAGGATTTTTATATCCCTATGAGAGGTAATGATACGAGCACAAGAATTGATACCACAAAAGGTTTAGAGTACGATGGTATTCAAGACATCGATTATTTAAAACATAAAATGATGGCTGCTCTTAAGATTCCAAAACCATTTTTAGGTTATGAGGAAGGTGTAGAAGGAAAATCAACCCTAGCGGGCATGGATATTAGATTCGCTCGTACAGTTGAGCGTGTTCAAAGAATTGTAGAATCAGAATTAACTAAAATAGCACTCGTTCACCTATATGCTCAAGGCTTTGATGATAAGGATTTAGTAGATTTTTCACTTGATTTAACAACCCCATCGATTATTTACGAACAAGAAAAAGTCGAACTTTATACAGCTAAAACAACTGTAGCTAAAGAAATGATAGACGGAAAGCTATTTAGTAAAGATTGGGTTTACGAAAATGTATTTGGATTATCTCCAGATCAATATAATGAAGAAAAAGATCTTATGGTTGATGAAGCTATGGAAGCATTTAGAATTGGACAAATTGAAAATGAAGGAAATGATCCATCAGAATCAGGTATATCTTATGGTACCCCACACGATCTAGCATCATTATATGGTAATAAACGCGATAAATCAGTAGGCCCAGCACAAGTACCAACAGGGTATGATGAAAAGGAACCTGGTCGACCTATTGAAAAACCAACATCATATGGTAGTGAAGAAAGTAATCTTACAAGAGACCCACTAGGTAAAAAAGGTTTAAAACCTGCTTCACCTGAAAATCCAATAAGACCTGGTAGAGTTCCAACATTAGAAGCTAACAATTTAAAAAAATCTCTCCAAAAAATCAAGAATAAAAAACAAATGCTAAAGGAAGACAATAATGAGGGAATGTTATCTGAAAAAAACATTAAGTCTTAGGAATAGTCCTATATTTATATACAGATAAATAGCAATACTCTAAAATGAAAATCAAACATTCTAAGTACAAGAATACTGGAATCTTATTTGAACTCCTCACTAGGCAGCTAACGTCAGATACTATCGCTGGTAATGACCAAAAAGCTTTGGTGTTCTTGCAGAAGCACTTTAGTACACAAACTGAGCTTCTTAAGGAATATAAGATATATCATACTTTAGCTACCCAAAAATATACAAGGGATAGTCAAGCAACTATGTTAATTAATACGTTGTTAGAAGCACACAATAAATTAAATAAAACCCAGTTAAGAAGAGAAAAGTACAACTTAATTAAAGAGATTAAAAATAATTATGATATTAATAATTTCTTTAAGGCAAAAATAACTGACTATAAAATAATGGCATCCATCTTCAATTTACTTGAAAATAAGGACGCCACTTCTTTATCTATTGTAAATTCAAAGGTAACAATCTTAGAGCATATTATAAAAACCACTACAAAAAAACAACAAAAAAATGTTGTGATGGAGGGGTTTAACGAACAAGATAAAAATTCAAGACTACTTACATATAAAATCCTACTTGAAAAATTTAATGACAAATACAGCGACCTACAAGATAATCAAAAAACACTTTTAAAAGAATATGTTAATAGTGTAACTAATAGTCCTGCTCTTAAGTCATATATTAACCAAGAAATTAATGAGGTTAAAAAAGCAATAATTTTTCTATCCCAAAAAGTAGAGGATAAGGCAACTGCTGTTAAATTAGTTGAAACACAAGATATGCTTAAACCACTATGTAAAGATGTTAGCATAAAAGATGATAATGTAATTAATTTACTTAACTATTACGAATTAGTAAATGAGTTAAAAAGTATTCATGGTTAGTCTTGTTGAAATATATAATCTTAATGAATCCTCACTTATCACTGAGGATCATGACCATATAACTAAACTAACCCACCACAATCCTGAAACGGGAAGAAAAGAATGGGATGTCACATATAAGACAAACCTGCATACAACATATCAGTCTATATCAAAAACAGTTGATAGATTAGAGGATTTATATAAGGAAAATCCTCAGGATTTAAAAATTCAAGGTTTTTTAAAGGAAATTAAAAATTTAAAAAATAGATTCTCTAGATATAGAAAACAAATTGAAAAAGAAAGAAGAAAATAAAATGGCAAATTTTGATATACACGACTGGAGATGGGATCAAGTTTTAAAAGAAAACACTGATAAAGCTAATGAACACCATAATGACGAAGATTTTCCAGGAAAAGATCTAAGCGCTTGGGATTTATTAGATAAGTTAAAGACAGGCAATAAAGAATTATATGATCAGGTAGAAGCATTTATGAAGCAAATGGATGAAGCCAGCTCAGTAGGAACAGGAACTTCTTTTAATGCAGGGTCAGGTGAAGGATATGCAACTCCTCACGCATTTGCGGGTAAAGGAAAGTGGAAGAATAAAAAATATAAATATAGACAATAATATGCTTTTACAAGAATATATACCCTTTCAAATAGATAAAACTTTACTTGAAAGATCAATTAAGGAAAATAAAACTTTCGAGGTTAAAGGTGTAGTACAACGTGCAGAAGCAAAAAACCAAAATGGTCGTATTTATCCTAAAGAAATTTTAGAAAGAGAAATTGAAAATTACAAGACAGGTCCTATAGCTGAAAATAGAGCATTAGGCGAACTTGATCACCCCGATTCATCAGTAATTAATTTACAAAACGTATCACATAATATTAAAAAATTATGGTGGGATGGTGATGATGTAATGGGCGAAGTAGAAATATTATCTACACCAGCAGGAAATATCCTAAAAGCGCTATTTGCAGCAGGTGTAACAGTAGGAATTTCATCTAGAGGAATGGGTTCCGTAAAAGAAAATATGTCAGAAGGTACAGTTGAAGTACAAGATGACTTTGAATTATTATGTTGGGATTTTGTCTCAACACCATCAACACATGGAGCATTTATGACTCCAAAAGGACGTGCATTGCAAGAGGGAAAAATCAAAGTACCCACATACAAATACAGCAATGTAAATAATATAATACGCGACATCATCTGTGATAACACAGGTGCGTGTGAGTGTTAATCAAAAAAGTTTCGTAAAAAATTTGGATAGCTAATATTTAGTTATTACAACCAATAATTACCGTTGGTGAACAATAGTTTGTGCACAACTAATGTGATCCTAAAAAGAGGAAGGAGCGGTCCTTCAAATTATAATTTAAATAAAAAATATGAAAAAATTTATTTTTACACTAGCTCTAGGGTTGCTTGCAACAGTAGGAGCTAACGCACAAGATGAAAATTGTGTACAAAACCAAAAAGGCGATTGGTATGTTGGAACAGGCGATATTGCAAATACTGCTTGGACTGATTGGTCTCTATCA